AGTTTTATAATGTTAGTTATTTGCCACTGCTTTTGATCAAGTGCTTTGGTAATTCCTAACCACTTGTTGCGTAGTAAGGCAAACTCATTGATAATCTTTTCCATATCAATAACATCTGCCTCACCTTCGACATATTTCTCAACATCTCTACTACTTAGAGCACGAGCATAGGTTTCTAGATACTTTCTAAAATGACTACTTCTTAATCTTCGCAACTCTATGTTTAGGTATTCCAAAATTGCTTCTATTTCTTGTAACTGCGTAAAACGTTGTTCCACAATACCGGGCATACTTGCCGCGGCCTTTTCTAAACTTCCCGTTATACGGCATTCATATCTTGCGGCTATTAACTCAGCTTCAAAATATTCCACAGCATCTGGAATGTTACTAATATCTTTAGCAACTTTGTTATACCACACAGTTATTCCTCATCACTATCGTAGTCTTCGCTTTCGTAATCGATCTCATCATCGCCTTCAAAATCGTCTAAGTAATATTCAATGGCCGCGTCAAGGTCTTCATCGCCACCAATAGCGGCTTTAAGGACATGATCGCTTACACCGTTATCAGCTAAGATGTCAATGTACTTGCTTGCAACAGTTTCAATAGCTTTTTTATCAAAAAACTCTTTCATACCTGTCCAGATATCAATGATATGGTCTTCAGTCAACATTTTCTAAGATCTCTCCTGTGTCTTGGTCAATAGTTGGTTTTGCATTTTTGTTAGCAACTGCTTGGTTAAACTCGAGCATGATCTTATCCAGACCACCCTCTTCATTACGATCCCATTCTTTGCGATACATCTTCATTTCTGTACCATCTATTGAAACGTATTTAAGTCTATTGCCATCTTTTGTTAAGATACCTTTGGCTTCGCATAAGTCGACCATACCGCTGTAAGGACTCATACCTGTTTCGTATGGAATCTCTACTTGTACCGACTCAAACGGTTTAGCATAACGAGTTTTCATAATCTTACAAGCCGCACGGATACCGTTAACAGTTGTAGTTTTATTACCATCGGCGTCCGTCTTCAACTTCAACTTACGCATAGCGATAACAATGCTAGATGCATAAATGAAGCCCTGGCCACCTGAAATCTTATCGTCAGGATCGAACATGTCCTGACTTGCGTATGTGTGGTTAGTACAAACTAGACCAACATTGTAACTACCAAACATGTTTACACAGTTACGAACAAGCGATGTAAGTGCTTTAGGTTTACGGCCCATGTCACCTTTCATTTCACCTGCTTCAAACTGATTAACGTCTGTTGGAGTCAACAACATACCTAGCGAGTCAATCACAAACAATACTTTTGGACGAGTTGCTTCGTCCATTGTTTTGTACTCTTTCATGAACTCACTAATAGTCTTAGCCACATCATCAATCATAGCCATATTAAGTTTTAACAACTTTTCTTCGCTAGTATCGACACCGAGTGCGTGTAACCATGCTTCGTCAAGAGCGTTTTCGCTATCAACTAACACAACATAAATGCCTTGCTCTTGTGCGGCTTTGATAAGGTTACCGGAACAAATATAACTCTTGCCGGCGCCGGATTCGCCTGCAAGTACAGTAACTTTACCTAGTGGAACACCTTTGTTAAAGTCACTGCTGATTAGATAGTTTAAGGCATAGTTGCCTGTAGAGATCCAGTCTGTTGGATCATTAAAACCGACGCCAAGCCCATCAATACTTTTTGTCAGAGTCTTTCTGAATTTCGAAAGGTCAAATGCTTTCGTAGCCATACGTTCTCCTTGTGTTTGTAGTTATGAGAAGGAGCCGAAGCTCCTTCTATATTTGATTACTGCTTCTGACGATTGCGAATCATCGCAAGAATGTCTTCTGCACGACCGCTACCACTTGCTGGAGCAGATTCTGCTTTCGGAGCAGATTGTACTGGAGCACTACGAGTCACCGGAATATCGTCTGGATCGATATTGTGGTCTGCTACTGGACCGCTTGTTGCCTTGTTAGGATCACCAGTTACTTGACCCATACCTGCTGGGCGGAAGTATTGACCCCATGCATCTTTATCAAACGGCTCGCCGTCTACTGATGCTTGGAACATCTCTTTGATAACTTTCAACTCAACATCGCCTGGCTTCTTTGGAAGGAAGTCATTCAAGTTGAACAAGCCGTGTGCTTTAACTGAGTCTAACTCAGTGTCGGTCAACGGACGTTCACGACGGCTCCACTTACTTGTAGAGTAGTCTGCGTATCCACCTTTACTTGTCTTAACAAGTTTAAAGTCAACGCCACGTGCAAAGTCTGTTGGCAGTTCTTCCAACTCTGGATCAACCAATGCTGATTTGATCAACTGGAAAATCTGCGGGCCGATGATGAATCGACGAACTGGATTCTCTGGGTGTCCATCTTCCTTCAAGCCGTCTTCAACAACAAAACCTTGGAAGATGTAACTACGCTTCTTCCAATACTTGCGACCCATATCTTCTAAAGACTTGTCTTTAAACCAACCGCGAACTTCGCTAAGGATTGGACATGTTTCGCCGTACATTTCCATACAAGGTACTTGCACTTGTACTGGACGTGAGTCAGTTTCACCTTTGATTCCTGCGAATGGCAGTTTAATCATTAGGCGTTCTGCCCAGAAAAATGTATTATCGGAATTGCCGTCTGGTAAAAATCTTACTGTAGATTCTTTGCCCTGCTCGAGGTTCCAGAACGGATAGATTGCGTTGTCTCCAACGGGGCGATCACCGCCGCTTGATTTTGTTTCTTGTGCCTGAAGTTTTGCACGAATTTCTGCTAATGTGGCCATAATTGTTCTCCTGATGTTATGCCTATGTACTGCTTTTTGCCTTATATTTGTTTTACACCATGTAAAACAAAAAGTGCATACATGTTATTGTACGCACTTTTATTTAGTATTGCAACATCAAACCACTGTTAAATGTGGTCAATATTACCGTTTTAATATTTTGCTAGTTCTTTAATACGAGCCAGCGAATCCATCATAGGATCAGCTTGTACTGGTTCAGCTACGGGTTGCTCTTGAATAGCAGGAGTAGCCACGCCTTGACTCTTAGCACTTAGTTTCTCAACTACATAATGAGCAAACTGTCCAGCTTGCTCGCCGAACTTCTTTTCACATGCAATCTTAACACCTTCTTCTCCACGTGGGAATGTACCAGTTTGACTATCATACATGCTAGTAATAAACTCCATTACTTCCTGTGTGATACCTTGTTGTGGTTGTTCTTCAGTTGCTTGTTGCTCATGCTCAAGTGCGCCTGATTGGTTGACTTGGTCTTCGAACTCTTGGAACATGCTGTGCTCTTTTACTTCTTCTTCATCATCACATGAACATGGATCTTCATTACACACTGAGCATTCTGCTTCTTCGGCAACTAGGTCTTCATAACCTAACTCGCCTTCGCGCTTTTCACTTACTAGTTTATAGATATATGGGAATACACCTTTGAGTTCTTCGTTAAATGTACGAATAGTTAGTGCATCTACCCAACTGTTGATCATGTCTTCTGGAACTATCTGTGCTTCTGTTGGCGCAAATGATTCGCGGAAACTTTCATAATGAGCTTGCTTTTGTAGGCTGGCAACTTCGTGTTTGACCGCTTCAATACGTTCCATAACACGCTCTGTAATATCGCCCATAGCTTCTGCCATAACACCACTACGCTGTGTATACTGTTTGAACTGACGTAGCTTGCTTAGTTCTTCACTCAATCCACTAATATGATTGCCAATGCCGTCATATGGATTGCCACCGTTTGCCACGTGAACAGCCATAGCACGAGCACCATTCAAATGCTTTGCAGGATAACGGAAACGTTCGCCTGTTGAGCTTTCAATGTAAATGCTTTCGATACGCTGTGTACGACCAGCTGGATTAGCATAGTTAACTGGGGCGCTGTGTTTGACAATAATCTTTGCCTCGCCTACGTCTTGGTAACTAGTCTTGCTTGTACCAAATAGTTTTGATTCACTCATTTTTTCTTCTCCGTTCCTTTGTGCTAGATAAGCATAATCTCGTTTTTCTAAGTTTGACTTAGCGATATCGCGTGTATCAAACTTTAATAAGTTTTTTCTTGCAAACTGTCTTAACTCTTTTAAAAAGTCAAACCATTCATTTTTAACGTCATCGCTGTGAGCATCTAACATAGATTCGTCATAGATTACAGTTAATGCATCGTCATCTATTTGTAGGTTAACGCGGCCTAACTCGTCACCTTGAACTTTATAGCTCACATCAAAGAATCTAGCAGTCTCGGGATCTGTAGTTAAGGTACCATCGTCAGCACCCATTTTTACATTAGAGAAGCGGCTACGAACTTTGTTAAAAAGGTCAGTTGATATAGTTGTCAAGTCTTTCATAGTAGTATTTATTAGAAACTGCTGGAAACAAATATAGGCATGGGCGGTTCCCAATCTTCGTCTGAGTCTTCAAACTTGTCGCCCATAACGTCAAAAACCCTTGTATCCCAGTCAGCTAATACTGCACTCATACGGACTGCTAGTAACATCGCACTAACTAAGTCGTCTGTTTCGCCAGTTTTAGCTTTAAAAGTAATGCCGTTGGCAATAAAAGCCTTAAGCTCAGAAATAAGCGGTTTGCTGTTTACTTTGAGTTTGCCTGTTTCGATTAGGTGTTTTAAACGACTACAAGCGGCAATTTTAGTCTTATGTGTAGTATTAAATCCCTTACGGAACTTGCGTACATGTCCTTTACGCATAGGTTCGGCAACAAACAATCCTGGGATGTTTTCTTCGCCTACGTTCTTTATTACTACTAGGGCCGCTTCACCTAGTGTATTATTTTCTAAACTCCAATATAGATTAGTGCCATTCATCTTAGGACAACAATCTGCAATATATTTGTTAATATCTCTTAGTATTCTAATCTGACCTTCTACTGCGGTAGTATTATGTTGCCATTCTGCTATTTGTATCATTGATGGCAGTTCCACAACTTGTATTGCCGCATAGTTTCCGCCTGTGCCCAGTGCAGGGTCAAGAGATACTGCATATATCATATCATCGGTTGGCTTCTTATACCAACGCACTTGGCCCATTTTAAGAATAGGTTCTTTACCTTCCATTCCTGCAAGGCAAATACTGTTAATCAGTGTTTCGTCATAGACTAGGAACTCACAACCGTATTCTCGACGGAATCGCTCTTCGCCAATGCGTCCAAGTTCAACTTGTCGTCACGATCTGGATGTTCTGACCAGTGACAGGTAAAGGAGAAAAATCCGTTAACGCCTAGTTCAGTAGCATTGCCATGTTCGTCAAACTTTTTCTCTGCTTCTTTCCAGATATTAGCAAACGTGTCTTCGTCACTGTTGGGTGTGCTGGTAATAATAGCACGACCACCAGTTGCTAGTGTTGGCGATATAGATGTCCAAAACTCGTCTGCAATGTTTGGCTGTACAAATGCAAACTCGTCACAGTATAGTAAGGATATTGACATACCGCGACCAGTATTGCCGGTAGTAGTTGCTGATACAATTCTTGATCCATTTTCAAACTCAATAGAGCCCTTGTTATAGTTTGTTACGCCAGCTCGGATATGATCCGGGCAATCTTCGTATGCGTAACGAATACGTTGCATAATCTCTTGTGCGCCTGTGTATTTGTGTGCGGCAACTAGAATAGTTTGATCAGGATTAAACATAGCATACCATAACAAGTAACCTGCCGCACAAGTTGTCTTACCTGTTTGACGTGGTAACATGTTTACATTAAATCGATGATCGTGATAGCTGTGTAGTAAGCGTACTTGATAATCAAATGGTTCAAATAGTAACTTGCCTTTTACTGGATGTTGAATAT